TGCAGAGTCTAGGCGTTGTCGTGCCATTTGTCATAGTTTGCCGACTCACAGTAAATCGTGGGGAGGGAACTGTACATCAGAATGTGGCGATAATAGCTGCCACATCGCGGGCAAGCGGACGATTTGCTAACTTTCTTAGGCGCTCCGCCCTTCTTGCCGTTCTCTTTGGCGGCTCGTACTTTGTCTTCGGATCGGGAGAGGCCACCTTTGCGGCCTAGGATGGCAGCGGCTTTGGATTCAGGGTTAGTCATATGAATGCATCCTCCGATAAACCACAAATCTCTGAAGAGACAGAATTGAAGCTTAGGCGCAGTCTGCTGAAGGCACAGAGGGCTGTGCATTATGGCTGTTTTCATCAGTGGAGATGGGATTTGTGCAAGGACTCAGACTGCAAATACGCTCGCTTAATGGCTGAGGGCACGGACGATTCTCTTTCCTGGTAAGGTCGCCATACTGTGCCTTGCTTTCGGTCGCCGCTTGCTCGAAGGGAACGATTCTCATAACGCCTCCTAAACTGACTACATACTAATCCAAGCGCTTGGGTATGTCAAGGAAATAATGAGAATTAGATTTACCCTGTTTTCAATATCTTGCATCATCCTATCAGTCGCAGGTTTCGCCCAAGTGGACGGACCTGCGACCCTGCCACAGAGTATCCCTGTCCAAAACTGGACCTCACTGAATCTGCCGAAGCTGGTTGGGCCTACTGACAACTTGCAGACTGCCATCAACTCAGCCTTCTGCGGCGATACCTTGGTGGTGAACTCGACCAATGCGACATTCGGCTCTGTGGTATTCCAGAACTGCCTTGGAACGTCAGGCATGACCATCCAAGGGGATGTCGCAGGCTTGCCCGATGCAAACACTAGAATCGGCCCCGGCCTTCAAATGCCTAAGATCGTGCTCAAGGGGTCACAGAGTGTATCGGGTGGCGGGAATGCGCATTTAATCGGATTCGAGATTACGCGAGCACAGGGAACGGGAGTGACTTACAACCTCATCAATCCGACCTCAGCGGCCCATGATCTTGTGTTTGACCGTTTGTATGTACACGGTACGCCAACAGACGACACCGTGCGCGGGATCATGTTGCACGGCAATGGTATAAGCGTAATCAATTCTTACTTCTCAGACTTCCATTGCACGGCAGCTATTGGAGCTTGTACTGACTCTCAAGCTATCGCAGGCGGAATTGGCGACCTCCCGACCGATGGCTCTTACCTCATATCTAACAACTACTTAGAGGGTGCAGGAGAGAATATCCTGTTCGGTGGTGGCGGGGATACAGTAACGCCCTGTGATATCACGATTACGAACAACGACCTGCATAAGCCTGACTCGTGGAATCCTAAAGACCCGAGCTTTGTGCCAGTAAACGGCCATGCCTTCGTGGTAAAGAACATCTTTGAGCTTAAGAATGCCTGCCGAGTGCTGTTCGAGCACAACAACCTGAGCAACGTTTGGGGCGGATTCACGCAGCTTGGTTACGCCATCCTGGTAACTCCAAAGAACCAAAACAACAACTGCCCAGCGTGCCAAGACCACGATGTAACGATCAGGCATAACTTCATTAGCAAGGCTGGTGGGGCTCTACAAATGGGATTCGGGGCTTCGGACGCTGGCGGATACCCGAGCGGAGCTTACAACTATTCTATTCATGATAATGTTTTCAGTGACTTACAGTATCCAACTTGCTATATATGCACCCATTGGTTAGTGCAGATCGGAAGTAGCAACGTTGTGGCTACGGGCCTTGTATTGCATGACGTTACCATCGCCAACAACTCATTCCTGCTAGCTGGCGCATGGCTACCACCAATTAACTCGACTGACGGCAAGGCGCACGGCTTTATGATTCTCTCCGCCCCTGGCGCTCCGCCATACCCCTACAACATGAACTTCACTGGCAATGTGGGCTTTGCAGGTAATACGCCTCTAGGCTCAACTGGTGGAGGCTTAACGAACTGCGTTACGCCCTACATTGGCACAAGCTATGCAAACCTTTTCGCTAACTGCTGGGTTACGTCGAGCTTCGCGGGCAACGTGATTCTCGAAAACCCCACAGTCAACAAGATTCCGTGGCCCGCGGGGAATTACATTCTGCCAGCTGGCGCGAGTCAGTAATGATCAGAAGGTTATGGCGGCTTTGGAAATTTGATAGTGCACGTACCAAGCTATTAAGCGCTTGGATGTATCTCCACGATCAGAATGAGCGGGAAGCTGCCAACGAAGTTCTATGGCCCTTGATCCTCGACATGGAAGCCAGACGAGAGTTGCTCTAATTGACGCCAAGTGTTGCGAACTATTCATGTGGAAAGGGCAAATAAAGCGCTGCCAGCTCCCCGATGGACATATCGAGGATTACCACGAAGTTGAGTTTGACGGCCAGCTCTGGCGGCATGAATCGGCGCAAGTCATTGTGATGGAAGAACGTCAGTGACTAACCGCACTATTTTTGCTTTGCTTTCAATAGCTTGTGGTGCGTGTACTTACTGGAACAACGGCGTAACTCCGTTTTGGGATGTGCATGATGTTGAATGGGAGTGCTGCTAATGCCCGAAAATGGGCAAACCTGCTGGATTAAATGCGGGCATCCTGTCACAGACCCAAGGGGTTGCAAGCTGTGCAAGCACCTAATTCCCCAGTCAATGTATTGCTTTCTGTGTAATTTGCCCAAGCCACGCAATTGGGGCGTACCAAATGCCTAGAACTGGTGGATCATTTCGCCCTGGTCAATCAGGCAATCCTGGGGGCAGGCCTAAAACAGCCAAGACGATTACTGACTCTTGCCGCAAACTCATTGAAGCTGGCAACGGTGAGAAGATCGCCAAGTCAGTGCTCGCATTAGCGTTAAGCGCCAAGCAGGAAGCTGTACGCATTAAGGCTGCTGAATTCTTACGCGATGGCTTAGAAGGCCGTCCTATGCAAGCGATAGCAATGATGCAGGTTATGGACGACAACACGGCTAACAGATTGATTCAAGTCGCGCAAGCGTTTATGTCTGTCTCAAATCGAGACGGCTCAATGCAGAGGGAAATCTTGGCTTCGGCTCTGCCCTTGCAGCTGCCAGAAAACGCCCCGAACAGTTAACCAAATGGTAAACACTTGCGGGCATGATTTGCGGTACACAGACGATCACGGGTTGCGATGCGCATGTTGTGGAGAGTACACGAGTTACCAGTCAGTTAGTACCTCACTTGATACCCTGTCCGACCCACAGTCCATCACTCAATGATGACTCACTCGCCAACACATAGTTTGATTGTCATCAAAGTATCTAGTGTTGAAAAAGGTACTGAGGTTAAAGGGCTTAGCCGTGGCCCCGCACCCCGCCGGTGGTCTCGAAACCGGCGGCAAGGCTCCCATTCTGAAACCAAAAAGATTAGAAAATGCCTGATACACTTGACACAAATGTAACAAGTGGTACATTAGGACTGCCGGAGGAACTGATGGCAGTCTGTAACATCCGTAACATAGACGCGAGCCTACTGCGAAGGATGAAGATTAGGGCAGTGGAGGAGGGGTTGACGTTGCGGGACTGGTGTATTCGGGCATTTGTGAGGGCCCTGGAGGTTCGTAATGGAATACACGGAACAGCTAATGAGGCGGGCGGTACGGAATCTAAACGCGTTCATGCAACGACAGGCGGACGTGAACTACCAACACTTCCTGAAGACCGGGGAGATGCGGTTTCCGATCAGGGAGCCGAACCCGTCTACGTTGTCAACGCCAAATGCTTCTGTGGAGCGAAAGTCTTCCAAGGCGTAACCAAGTGGAAGTGCGAGAAGGGACATTGGTCTACTCCGGAAAAGGAGACCAAATGAAAACTCTGATGGTAGTTTTTCTGCTAGGAAACTTGACGTTTGCGCAGTCCTCGGTACCGATGCCGGGGAAGGGACATAAGAAGGTGTTTGCGCTGGTCGGTGGGGCGATAGTCTTGGGAACGGTTTCAGCGGTGGTTTGGGGAAGTTCGAGCACTCGAATTCCGGTAAAGGGCAGTCCGATTAAGCCGGTGGGCCCACAGCGATGACTGACGCCGAGATGCTGGATTGGTTGAATGAGGACACATCCCGCCTGAAGGACGTGTATTGGCACGTGGAGAACGAGGGCGGGACGGTCAGGGAAGCCATAGAGTTCTTAAGTGGCTGGATGGAGAAAACGGCCTGAAATTCCTGATAACCGGCGGAGCTGGGTTTATTGGCTCCCATCTAGCGAAGTACTTGGTCCAGAAAGATCATAAGGTTGCCATCCTAGACAACCTCTCGTCCGGGAAGATCGAGAACCTTGGCGACCGTAAAGGGATCGCTTGCTACTTTGGCGACTGCCAGAATAGGTTTCTGCTTAACGCTGCCGCCGAGGGGTGTGATTACGTCTATCACTGTGCAAGCACGGTAGGCGTGCAAAAGGTTCTCAGGGACCCGGCTAGCTGCATACGGAATATCATCTCCTCTACCGAATCGGTGCTGAGCTTAGGGGTCCCTGGGATGTACTTCTCGACCTCAGAAGTCTACGGGAAGTGTTATGGACCGGGCTTTGCACTCAACGATGAGTACGCGGAAGACTATCCGTGTGTGCTCTCTAGCGCTCCCCGCTGGTCCTATGCCGCCGCCAAGCTTACCGGAGAATGGCTTGCCCTTGCCGAGAAGTGGCAGGTAGTCAGGCTGTTTAACGTCATTGGGCCGAATCAGAACCCGGCTTATGGGGCCGTATTCCCTCGGTTCATCCAACAGGCGCAGGAGGACAGACCGCTAACAATCTATGGAAACGGATCACAAGTACGAACATTCACCGCAGTATCGGACGTGGTTACAATTCTGGACAGGCTTCGTGGAACTAATGCAGATATCGTCAACGTGGGGGGAGCAGCAACCATCTCCATCCGCCAACTCGCCATCCGAATCAAGAAAGAACTCCACTCCAAGTCAGTCCTAGACTTCGTGCCATACGAGAAGGCATACCCGGCAGGTTTTGAAGAATGTCCCTCTAGGGTGCCAGATACAACCAAGCTTCGTTCGTTAATCGGGAATTACGAATTCCGTTCGCTAGAAAACATGATTAAGGAGGTTTCACATGGGAAGACAGTTTGCCAATGACTCAATGACCCCGGAGCCTATCTCAGTCTCTCGGGACCAGTATCAAAACGAGATTCCATCCGACAAGCCAATGCACGACAACACGACACCCGGAAAAGGCTCTTTTGCTTGGTCCGAGGGCCACTACTCAACCGACTTCAACGCCGGGTTCTCCGGTTATGGGCAGTCGGTAAAAGACAAGGGCCAGTCTGCTTCGACGGTCTACGTCGATAATTCGAGAGCGGATCGCGGCAAAGAAAGCTAGTGGCTGCGATCATAGATGTAACCGGCAAAAAGGGCAAAATCCCTTCTGCTCAGGCTGGTTACATGGAACTCTCCGGGGCCGTGAAGGATGGCGGCTGCAAAATAGTAGAAGTCGCTGGCGGCATCTCCCGCCTGCTCGGATGCTGCAACAAGTTCTCCCCAGAATCCAGCGATACCCAGAGATTTCGCTGCGGTAGCTGCGAATATGTCACCAATAAATGAAGTGGGGAATAGACATAGGCCCAGTGTTCCGTCTGGATGGGCGGAATAGGTCTACACCAATGCCCACAGAACTTGATTACATAGGCCCGACCGAGGACTGCCCACGGCCTGAGCTATGGTCTGCCCGCGATGGCGAAGCCTCTGAGTTTGAAGTTGGCGACCTGCTCTATGGCCTGATCCGAATCATAAAGCCCGAGGTAGTGGTCGAAACTGGCTGTTACCTCGGGGATACGACTGCAAGGATGGGCGAGGCGTTGCGTGACAACAAACACGGACGCCTCTGGACTTGTGATCTCGATATTGAACGGGTCCATTTCGTGCAAGACCGCTGCCGTAACCTTCCTGTGCAAGTGCTTCACATGGGTGGGCGGGAAATGATTCGTAGCCTCGGGCAGGTGGACTTCGCGTTCATTGATGGCGGGGACAGGCAAGAGCAAGTCGAAGACATGATTAAGGGGCCGAACTGCGTAATTGCTTTACATGATTCAAGGTGGAAGGTCCTGGAGCCTATCAAGCAAATGGGCTTCCGGGAACTGTTCTTCCATACGCCTAGGGGAATCTCGTTACTCTGGAGATAAACGTGTTCAAACCAATGATTAAAGCTCAACTATCAAGTCAGACAGGCATGGGAAGACCGGGCGGGGCTGCATCCCGCGGTTCAACGACTGCACCCGGAGGCAAGGGCAAGGGCTGGGCCTCGATGGAGAATGCCCTGCTGAAGTCTAAGCAGCCATCCCCCAAGGGACTCGCGGCACAGAAGAAACCCGCCCGCCAGTACTTCACTGACGTTGCTGGCTCACCCTCTGGCGGGATGATGCCTTCGTCTAACTCCACGCCAAAGACCAACCCGACCGGCCTTCGCCGAGTCCAAGCTAACGGTAAAGCCGGGATGAGTTTCAAGGGGAAATAAATGGACAAGGAAACCACAGTAGTCGTTACTTGGTCCGAGCCCCTCGCGCATCTCGGGATTACGGACGAGATGATGCAGGACGCCTTAAAGAAGGGCGTGCGCGAGCATCTCCTCGAAAGCCCTGAGTTTGTCAGTCTTGTTAGATCGGCGATTGTCTCCGCAGGGTCGAAACTTCAAGAGGAAGACTTGGTCAAGGCCCTGAAGGACGATATGTTTGCCATCCTGCGAGACAAGATCGCCTCCCAGAGAGCGGAACTTGCCCAATGTCTCCGGGACTACACAGCATTCCGAAGTCAGTTCGGCAGTGACTATGTGCATCGACGTTTTGAGGAACTTCGTGCGAAACTGGAAGCTCTGGATAAGCAGTAGCCTTCTCTTCTGTATCCCCTGTATAGCCCAAAACGATAACCAGAATGGGTATAGTGTGCCCAAAACTGGCATCGGCCTTACCTTGAGGCTTGGTCCTGGAACCTGTACAAACTCTTCCGGGGTGATAACTACCTATCCGGGCGGAGTTGTCAGTGTAACGTCGAATAAAACCACGTTTGGATACATTGACTCTACCTGCACAATCCAGACTAGTACTACAGCGTTTGCGGCTAACTCGGTGCCATTGTTTACAGCGGTGGCTGGACTTGACACCATACAGTCGATTACTGACTCCCGAACAAGTTATGTGATAGGTGGCGCTGCTGGATCGGGAACGGTAACATCATCGGGAAGTCCGGTGTCTGGAAATATCCCGAAATTCACAACTGCAACCAACATCGCTCCAGCCGTCGCTGCGGATTTGATAGCTCTCTGGTCTGGCTCTTGCGATGCCACGCACTTTCTTAGGGGTGATGGAGCATGTGCCACTGCTGGGACTGGCACGGTTACTAGCGTAGCTACAACTTCTCCTATTACCGGCGGGACAATCACCACCACAGGAACGATTGCATGTGCAACCTGTGTGACCAGCGCGGCTCCACTGACCAATTTAGCGGTTGTGGTGGGTTCTGGTAGCCAAGGCTCACAAACTGATACCGCACTATCCACGGATGGGGCGGGGGCTATTACCGACACTACAGGGAATACCGCTTTTACGCATACTCAAGGCACTATTACCACGAGCCACCCCACCATAAGCCATACGGTGACGTGGAATGCGGGCGGCGTAGCCTTCACTAACTGGCTCTCGAATATCACCTGCACGGCAGCAGCGACGGCTTCGATTGCTGCCGGATTTGGTACAGCCGGAACCCAATGGCAATTCAAGTATGCGGCTGCAAACTGCGCTAGCCCCCAGCTCTTGTCCCCTGACGGCACTATCGCAAACCCGGCATATTCTTTCAGTGGCAATACTGGTACCGGTTTTGTAAGGAACGCAAACAACAGTGGCACAGTTCTGATGAGCTTCGGCGCATTCACTCCAATGGGATGGGCTGCTGGAATTGGGACGATTATTCCATCCAATAACGGGCTTTATTGGGCCAACAGCACAAGCCTTGCTTCGGCGGTCACTGTTGATACCGCCCTCTCTCGTCCAGCGGCGGGAGTGATAGGCGTAGACACTAACGCTGCCAGTAATGGGCTCGGCACGATTCGCCCAGGTCTCTATGCCACGACTGCCAACTGCGCTGCGACTGGAACCGCAGCTAATCCCAGTGTGGCGTCTTGCTCGGCCGCAGCCGCTGGGTCGTTTTCTTGCGCTACCAACGCCTCGACCGGGACATGCGTGGTGAACACTACCGCAGTGACGGCAAATAGCGAGGTCTTTGTTACCCAGCGCACGGATACGACCACTGGAACTCGCCTCAGCGTGACTTGCAATACAGGAGTGAGCACGGTTCTACCTGTTATTACTGCTGTCACCGCAGCCACTTCATTTACGATCAACCTAGGAACCATTACCACCAATCCGGAATGCTTCAGTTACTACATTATAAACTAGCCGCTAAACGCGCATTTTTACTCGCCTGCGTGTGCTGGGCCGGCACGCTTTACGGGCAGAATAATCTCAACGGCTATAGCGTGCCCGCTACAGGAATAGGGCTATCTTTTGAACTAGGCCCCGGCACGTGTACGTCTTCGGTGGGGGTAATTGTAACCTATCCGGGAAGCAGGATTACTCTGCCTGCCGGTGCTACAACGTTTGGATACCTAGACCCCAATTGCGCATTGGGACAGAGTGCCGTCGGGTTCCCTGCTGGCGACATCCCGATATATACGGCAACCACCGATCCTAATGTAGTTACCAAGTTGCTTGATTCGAGAACCAGTTACAATTTTGTGGGAAACAGTTCCAGCGGTATCCCTGCGGGGGCCAACCCTGGATCGGCGCTAGTGTCAAATGGCCTTGCGGCTGCGCCAATTTATCAAGTTAAGCCAATCTATGACGTGCGCGATTATGGATTTGTGTGTGATGGTACAACCTACAACACGTCAGCAGCCAGTACGCTCGTGGCATCAATTGCCAGTAACCCGGCCAAGATTCAAGGACCGCCGGGTGCGATCTGCGGGATCGGGGATTTTCTATGGCCAGCCAATGTCACCTTGGATTTCTCGACCGGCTGGCAGTTGAAGACTTTAACGGATAACACCACCACCCCCGGCAATGCGGCATTTGATACGGCAGCGGGAGCAGCCGGTTCGTGCCAGTCCAATAACACTTCTCCCACCTGCGCTATGTCCGTCACCGCTGTAGCCAATGACGCCTACATGCTGACGTGTATGCGAGGTTTTTCTTCGGGCGCTCCGGTCTTCACATCGAATGTTGCCACTGACATCATTATTCCGATTCAAGGGTCTAACCGCTCCTTTACGTCCATCACAGAAGGTGCGTTGATTCCGAACGTCGTTTCCGGCGCGCATACCTTTACAGTCACATTCGCAGCCAACCTAGTAGGTGCGTGTTCGGCTATCCCCATTTCAGGTCTTGGTCCTACGCCTTTTCTTGATGGTTCTGGAGCGTCGGTAGGCTGTTGTGCTACCGCATCTCCAATGAGCGTTTCGACCACCCTGCAAGCCGGGGACTTTGTGCTGGCGTGGGGCGGGAACAACAATACAGCCGCTACCTGCACTCAAGGAGCAGGCTTCACGCAGCCCGCCGGAACAGTTGGCAACTCGACCAACACCAATTCCGTTCTGTGTACGCAATATCAGAATGTCTCGGGGGCCGGTTCGATCACCGCTTCGCAATCATTTGCCCCATCGCCTGCGGGTCATACCTGGGCCTACCAGATCATCGGTCTGCGTCCCTCCTCGGCCTACAACAAAGTGCTGGGCAGTATCGAGAATCCCTCCGCCGCCCAGATACTCGTCAACGCTAACGGGACCAGCTCGCAGGGTGCGGTTGATCTAACCGGGTCAAGTGTCATTACAACAGTCAGGCCGGAATGGTGGGGAGCCTCTCCCACTGCTTCCGCAACCACCAACACGCAGGCGATCCAGGCGGCTATTTGGGGAGCCTATGGCAATGGTCCCTTTGCGCCCCGTGTCAACGGGTCCGGGCTTACCCAGTACAATCGCACCCTCTATCTCGGGTCGATGTACAACATTAACGGTGAACTTAAGCTCTACTCCTCGAACGGCTTCAAGATCACCTGCATGAACCGGCTCTCGACCGGAATTACGCAGACGGCATCGAATGCGCGCATCATTGACGGACAATCGAACAGCTACGGAGCGTTCTACGATTGCAGCTGGGGCGGGGTGGCCTCTTCTACGCTGCCACTGATCGACCTTGACTACAACGGGGTAGCGACTCCTGCTGACCTTAAACCGCAATTCATCGACTTCTACAACAACACCTTCGGCGGGGCGGGAGGGGTAGCGCAGGGAGTGTTGCTGGCGAAGAGTGGTGGGGCAGCGCAAGGGTCCAACGTCAACTTCTATGATCCGGAATTCTCTGGATTTACTGTGGCCGCTTTGCAGGTAGGCACACCCACTGCCAATGCTCAGAATGCTCTCGCCGTCACTGTCATAAACGGCGACATGCAAGGGAACAACAACTACGGCTTTGCGGACTACGGTGGGGGCTACATCCAGTTCTTCGGAACATCCATGGAGAACGGCGGGTTTGTTGGCAGTCCTGGAGGCACGAACCAGACTGGCGCAGATTTCTTCTGCTCTGCCCCACAGGGTCCGGTCTCGGTCTACGATATACGCTCCGAATCGCGAAAGTTCATGTGGTGCGATCAGGGGGAGATATACGATTCACGCACAATCGACGGTGGGCTCATCCCGGTTCCCGGAACCACCTTCCCGGTGGGCGACATCATCACTGGTGACCGCATCTCTGGCGATGGTGCTTACTACACGGTCACAAACAATTCCAGCGCCTTTAATGGGGCGGGTACGATCTCCGCCCCGCTTACGGCATCAAGCGGCACCTCAACCACCCTTGTCGATACTAACCAGACGGTCGCGGGATCGGTCACCATCGGTCAGTCAAGCGGAACGGCAACTGAGCTGATGACGCAGGCCACCTCGGGGGCAACCGGAACCCGGCTGAACTCACCAGCCAACAACGCCACCATTTCTGGCACCTTGACCAGTGGGAGCTTCGTCTTTGGCCATACTGCGCAGCAAGCCACGACAGGAGTCACCTGCACAATCGGTTCCGGCAACACGAGCACGCTTTTCAACTGCACGAACTTCAGTGGCACGGCGGACAATTCACATACTTGGACCGACACCACCACGTTGGGAACGTTCAACCCGAGTGGTACTCCAGTGTTTGCTTCCTCATCTCCGGTCATGCTCATTACGGTGGCGACGGGCTCTCCCGACAACACTCACGACTGGGTAGGTGGAACAACCGGATTGCACTACACACCGACAGCTGTACCGGTTAATCAAGCCGCTTGGACCGTGAATGGATTTACAGGGCTGCCTATCGGAATCGTCTCCGGCACCAACGTGAATTGCATGGCGACGGTCACGTCGAACACCGCGACTGCTCTCACCTTTTCCGGAGGCTATTCGACGCAGTACCCCTTCACCACTTGCGCAGCGAATGCTGACACAACCACGCAATTTATTGTGGCCTGTCCATGGAGCCACTCGGGAACGGTGACGTGCGGGGGAATGCAGTATACCTATCTCAACGAAGACGTGGTGCGTGGCGGGGCTACAGCAACCACCCCCATGCAGGGACGAATCCAGGATTCCTATTTTGCCGGGGATCAGATCAAGATCGGTTCCGGTGCGAATGGACAAAGAACAATTGTCAGTAATCTGACAGTAACTCGTCAGGACTGGTACGACTCAACCGGAGGGGCAACCCCTGGTAACGGAGCAGGAGACAACGACAACAGTTGGGATGTCAGAGTATTCGCACTGGGCGGGCTGATCCCAATGAGCTGGAGTCTGCCTCACTCAGGTGGCGGGGGCACCTACAACGGTGGCCTCCATGAGAATTGGGGAACGAAGAAACTGTGCTGGCTAAGTGGAAACGCGAACAGCAACAATCCCCCAGCCAACACCTCGGCGGCGGAAATTTGCGCAGGCGATCCGAATGACCCCGGTGCTGGATCAGATGCTTTCCGTAATCGCTTAGGTATCTTTTCTGGAACAGGTCATTCAGCTATCGGGCCAATGGCCCCAATAGGGCTCAATCAAAACGGGACAGACTTCGATCTACTTGCTGGTGGTTCTACCGGGTCTGGTACGACTGGGGCGGTAAACTTCTGGATTAGCCAGAGCGGAAGCAGTGGAGTTACCCCAAATAGTGGAACCAAGGTAGTGCGCATTAATTCCAGCGGCCAGATTGAATCCCTGCTATCTACCGGAACCGCTCCCTTCGTAGCAGCCAGTACTACGGCCTCCAGTATCAACGTAACAACGATTGACGGTGTGACAGTTACGGGCACCCCGACTGCGGGACAAGTACCTACGGCCACAAGCGGGACGGCGGCTACGTGGCAAAGCCTGCCCACTGGGCCAACGGTGGTTTATAGCACGGTGTCTGCAGCCACAACCGGGAACCTCGGCCCTACCACCATGGCGACTGCTGGCGGAGCGGGGAATACTTACCGCTTCTCGGTCTACGCAGACGAGACGGTACAGGGTGCCAGTTGCGCGGGGAATACCACCATTGCTGTCAGTATCGGCTTCACCGACCCGAACTCTACGGCCAGCACCAACAGTTTTGTTACATACACGATTACGAATAACGGCTCAGTTGGGCAGTTACCTCTATCGGCTCCGACCGTTGGGAACCTTGGAGTAGGCGGAACATTCCGGGCCAAGGCCAGCACAACCGTGAGCTATTCCACGACATATACGCCAAACGGCTCTTGCTCTCCAGCGCCAACGTATCAGCTTTACCCCATTCTTGAGCAGTTGAACTAAGGAGATTCTATGCCTAGTCTAGATTTCGCAGTTAACCAGACAGCGCCAACAGCGGGAAACGGGGCTAGTAAATCGCTAGTTGCGGCCATCTCGGGAAGCGCCATTTTCTTGGTGCAGGTAGTGATTGAGAGCACGAACACCACCACCGACAATGTTATTTTCCAGGATGGCAGTGGCGGCACGACCCTGCTCAACGTCCAACTGCCAATCAATACAACGCTGGTGCTCCCTTGTACGGGTGCATGGTGGGCCAGAACGACTATTGGCAATGGCTTGTTCTTCAACACCACCGCGAATACGGTTGTCACGGCATACTATCTGGTGCGCTAATGCCGGTAGATAAGTACTTCAAGGGCAAGGAGTCGCAGGTCATGCAGAAGATGCTGCAGGAGTATGGCGCAAAGAAGGGGAGGCAGGTATTCTATGCGACAGCCAATAAGAAGCCATCCATGAAGCCTAAGGGCGGGAAGTGAACAAGGAAGCCTTACAGCACGCCCATAAGGTCCGCAACGTCTTGCGGCAGAAGATGCGCACGGACCTTCTGGCATTGTGTCAGTTGTTGGGATATTCGGATGTTTGCCAGGAAGTGCATGGCCCGATCCTGGACATGCTGCCAAAGTTCCCTGGAGGGGAAGATGTCGAAGTCAGAGAGTTTCAATACGAGTACAGACCCTTTAAGCAACTCTGGCAACTCGGCGGAGCAAGAGAGTTCCTCGTCCTTTATCCCAGAGGACACCTTAAAACTACTCTCGTCTCGCAAGCACACCTTATCCAATGGATCATCAACTATCCGGATATACGAATTCTTCTATCCTGTGCGACCGGAGACCAAGTAGAGAAGGTTATCCGAGCGGTAAAAGGAGTATTTCAGTTCAATGAAGACTTCAGAGCAGTCTTTCCCGAGTTTTGCCCTCCCCGCGAGAAGTCTAGCGATTTTGGATCACGCGATCAGTTCATCGTTCCGGCTCGTAAACAAACTCGTGGCGAGCCGACCGTTTTCTCGGTCACTGTCGGTAAGACTATTGCTGGCTACCACCCGGATGTCATCTTCCATTCGGATTTGGTTGATAAAGAAAACGTTAAGACTCCCGGCGGAATCACTGATGTCATCGAACATTTCAAGTACATGAACCCCCTGCTAGAGCGTTACTCCGCCAGAGACGGCTATCCGGCCTCCAAGGGATTCACTTATGTTGAGGGCACACCATATGTCTTTGGCGACCTGCACGACATGATGCTGAACAACAAGGAAGGCTTAGGCGAAGGCTACGCGAAGGTATGGAAGCCTGCCGCCGAGAACTACCCGACCGGAAAGATTCTCTGGGAAGCTAGATTCCCCTTGGTTGAGTTGGAAGCTCTGCGCAAGCGCATGGGCGACTGGATGTTTTCTTCGCAGTATCTAATGAAATGCGTACCTGATGGAGATGGCCTCTGTGACCCACGCGACGTTGCATTTGTACCGGGAGAGCATATACGTGCTTTACTTCCCCGACTCAGGCTACATTGCACGGTTGATCTCGCGGGTATGGAGCCCACTAAAAGGGGAGACTACACGGTTCTTACCGTCGGGGGCTTTGACCATGACGGTCGCCTGTACATTCCCGAAATCCACTGCGGAAACTACTCCCCTGAGCAAGTAATCGACCTGATCTTTGCAATTCACAGAAAGTACCCAAACATCGACTTCAAGGTTGAGAAGGACGCCCATGCTCGGGTGTTACTGCCGTTTCTGCAGAGGGAAATGTCCAAACGCGGACGGTACCCTATCGTCATCGCCCTTCCTCGGGATACACATACAAGCAAACAGCATAGGATTCGAGGTCTGCGTCCATGGTTTAAGGGCGGGATCATTCGGTTTAATAACGATCTACCGATATCCACGAAGCAGGAATTGCTCGATGAAATTGCGCAGTTTCCCTCTGAGTCTGCAGGAATACACGACGACATACTCGACACGCTAGCCGACCAGATGCAGAACGCAGACGGTGACGGCGTTACTTATGACGTGTGTGCCGACGCTAGCCCCGACGTTACCAGCCAGTTTGGACAGCCAAGACCCAGAGACAGATTCATGGGATTCGGAGAGCAAGGAATAGCGCAATGGCTCTATGGCCCTGATAGCGGATATCGAGATGATTACAAACCAACAGGAGTTCTTTAATGGCGAAAGCAATTTGTTGTGACCGCTGCGGACATTTCGAGAAGGTGGACAAAGTTGTCGGCTGGAAGCAGTTAGATGGTGGACGCCCGTCTATAGCTGATCCGGCGGGATTCGCGGAGGTTGTCGCGCTATGTCCCCGGTGCAAGGAAGATTTTGAAAGGTTCATGAGTGGCCCTCCCAGATAATTACGGCCAAGCAGTACCCGAACCTCTACCCCTAGGGGAACAGCAGAAGATTAGCCCCGATACTTGGGACAATGACGAGTATGCCCTGAAGCTCGTACGGTCAGACTGGGCACACGCTGAGTCCTATAGAACGAACGCACACGACTGGAGATTTAGGAATGCGGACGAACTTTACCTTGCATGGGCTGGACAGCAGTACTGGGACGGTTCTCGTGTACCACGTTCCTCACTGGGCATCCACGTTATTTTCGAACAAGTGGAAGCGATGCTTCCCAAAATGGTTTCAGCTCTGGCGGGTGTTGATAATTATCACTTTCAACCCGAGCAACCCGGAGGACCAGAAGTTGACTTGGCCGTACTAGCTTGGCGGGAAATGGTTCTTAAGCAGTTGGCCGAAGCAAGATGGCGCGAACAGCTCAGGAGAGCCTGTAAATCAATCGCCATCTACGGCAACGGAGTGATAGAAGTTGGCATGGAGGATTACGAGGAAGAGTTCATCTCTTTCAGGAAGTCCTCCACTCCAACCAGGATGCACGTTCTCTATCACCCGGTAGCCGGACCCTTACAATTGCCTTCGGGCATGAGCGAGTCGTTTAGCCGGAAGATTCAGAAGGAACAGCGGAAACGGCCCTACATCCGGTACATCTCCATCAAGGACTTCTATGTAGACCCGAACTCCGAGAGTACCTGTCTTCAGGATGCGGGATTTTGCATTAAACGCACGTACATGCGGGCCGAAGAGGTCAAGGCTCTAAAGGGACGGAAGGGCTTCAATATCCCCGATGATCAGTATTTAACGAACATCTCGAAGGCCAAGGCGACCAGCAATCAGGATGTAACGAAGCTCTCCGCCGAACTGTTTAGATACAACATGTGGAATCCCTCACAGGATTACACGTCAGACCCTAGCCAGAAGCGAATTGCGGTTGTTGAATATACCAAGAAGAACCGCAAAGTCTGGTGGCTGCAGGGCGGGGAAGACGCTAAATCCATCATCTACAACCAACCGAACCCCTATGGGCAAATCAACTTCTTCTCTTCCCAGTACGCCGATGTTCTGGACCGCTGGCACGCTCAGTCAGTCTCAGACGTTGCCGAACCCGAACAGAGATTACAACAGGCCATCATTAACGCCCGTGTCGATGAACTTGCCTTGGCACTCCACCCACCAACTATCAAGCGTCGGGGAGTTACGGTTCCCTGGTACCAACTCAAAAGACGACCCGGAGCGGTTGTAGAGGTTGAGAATCCTGCCGATGACATCAAAGAAGCGGAAATTAAGAACATCACTCAGAATGCTTTTGTTGAAGTGTCAATGTCCGAAAATCGTGTGCAAAAGATCACCGGAGTTACTGACCTCGCTGCGCTCGGCACGCCTGCGTCCGGGGGTAATAGTGCTAACCGAACCGCTGCAGGCATCAACACACAGGCCGGTGCTACTCAGAGTCGGATGCAGTATCTTGTTGAGAATATCGAAGATAGCTTGGTTGACCCGGTGGTTAACTTCGTAATCAAGCTAAACCGCAAATTCATGGACCCAAAGCAGGCGTCCAACTGGCTGAAACTCGACCCTCGATTCTCGAAGCTTGATCCTGAAGCTGTTATGAATACCCGCGTCACGGCAGACTGCAAGGCTTCGGGCAAGATGGCTGCACGGCAGGGCTTCCTACAGTTATTCCCGCAGTTGGCTCAGATCATATTTAATCCCGAGATGATCCAGTTACTTTCCCAGCAGAATCAGGAGACGCCGAACACGAAGGGCATTCTTCAGGCGGTTACGGATGCCTTGAATTACACCCCAAGAGAGCCTTGGTTTGTTCCGATGTCTCAACAACAGATACAGGCCATGAACCAACCCAAGGCCGAAGACATGATTAAGATGCAGCAACAGCAGATGCAGATTCAGTCCGACGAGAACATTAACCAGCGAAACCTGCAGACCAAGCTGATAGATACTCTCCTGAAAGTAGGGTTCCAGACTCACGCCCAGCATGCGGATGCAGACGACCAACTCTTGATGCACGCCACTGGATTGCAGCATGAGGCGGAACAGAACCAACTAGACCGCGACAGTGCCGAAAAGCAGGCAAAAGATCAAGCGGCGGCAGCGAAAGCACAGGCTAAAAATGGACCTAAAAAACCTTCTAAATAGAATGGGGCTGAATCGCCCTATATCTCCCGACCAGCCCGACCCAATAGAAGAACAGGACGCAATCATTGCCAAGGCTGTTGGCTATGACCTCATTGAGCAATCGCAGGGCTGGGCTGATCTTCTTGAGACTATGTTAACCACGGTTAACTCAGAGATTGCCCAGGCAACCAAGAACCCCTTGGAGCCAGAGGCGCAGAGAATCCACATCATCCGCTGGAATGCTATGCGGGAACTGCTGGACAACACGCTTTCAGAAATCAAAGATACCCGGAAAGAACGGGATCGGATCATGGAACAACGTAGAGAGGAAGAAGCATGGCAGAAGCAGTAGAGCAGAAGCCGATTGAGTTGACGTTGGGCGACGGAACGGTAGTCAAGGCCCCTAACGTTGAAGAAGCATTCAAGGTAGTAGCCAAGATGAAGGAAGACACCGCTGCAGCTCTGCGGGATGCCAAGGCGCAACTGGCAACGATTCAGAGCGAGCGTGATAACTACGCCCAGCAGGTTGAGTCCGTCAGGCAGCAGCAGGAACGGGCGAATCAGGTAGCCAATGGGGGGTATTCCAAGGAGTACTACTACAAGCTCCTGAACGAAGACCCCATGGCGGCGGCGGATTACCTAGATGCCTATAGGTACGATCTTCCTCAAGAGCAGGTTCGGCAGACCTTCATCGGTGTTCGTCAGAACGTGGATAATCTTGTTTACCAGTCAGTAACTAGTTCGTTCCTCGCCCAACATGCCGAAGATTACCCGCAAGGCGACAAAGAAGCGGCGAGGGCTATGGTCGGACGAATGAAGCAACTGGTAGACAATGGCCTGCCCGTTACTGCGGACACGATGAACTACGCCTATACCCAGTTGGTTGGAGAGGGCACGATTAAGCCTCTTCAGCAGGTTCAGGACGAGACGCCGGATGCGCCACCCAGTATGTCAAGGCCGGGAATGTCTATCTCTGATTCCGAAGCGTCTAAGGCGGAGCAGATGGACGACAAGCAACTGGCAGCGCTTCTCAGGTCCAAGGGGATGCTGGTATGAGACTGCGGGCGCAGTTCGATAAGTGGTGGGCGAGCCTTACCCCTCAAGAGCAACACCTGTTTGGGCACAAAGACAATGCCCTAGCGGCGTACTTGGCGGGAGCCAAAAACAGACGCAAGCGAGCCGCCTAGTGGAAGTCTTCATAGCCTTCACGGACACCGACGAATACCAACTCCTCGAGGACACCCTGGACGCTTGGGGCAGGTGTGACGGTGCAGAAGTCTCGGCTATCCGGCTAAAGAGTGGCAAGAAATACGAGCTCCAACGACGTATAGTGGCCGATAATCTGGCTAAAGGCAAGTACTACATTGTGACTGAGTTGGGAGTTGTCCCTGCAGCGGATGACGTAGTTAGGACCATCGAGCGGGCGGATAAGAAGCAATTGAACCTGCTTGCACCGCTTGGCCGTGTATTCGTCTGCGAAAAGGGCGCGGTAAGGCGGTGGGCTGAGCCTCAATCTACCAGTTACAGTCGTGAACATATGGAGTCGGTAACGCTTTCTGGCGGGAAGGTGGAATCGTGGGCGGATATCGCTTACAAGCCCCTCCGGGAGTGCTGATTATCCTCATGCGCCACGGGAGGACCCAGGGCAATAACCCCAGCAATCCCCAAGTTAGGGGTTGGAAAGATGCAGTTCTGACTCCAGAGGGCCGCATGGATGTGCAACTGACGGCTCAGAAACTAGCCAAGTACGACCCCCAATGGATCGAGTCCAGCGACTTCATGCGAGACACAGAGACGGCCTTGCTTGTAGCTACACAGTTGAATATCTCCGACAAGGCGACTCGTTGGGAGGCTCGAACATGGGATACGGGCCTGTTCTCGGGGCAGCCAGAGTCCGAAGTTAATCCGAAGATTCTAGAGATTTACAAGAACCCTTGGGAGTCGGCCCCTGGTGGATCAGAGTCAATGAATGAGTTCTTTGCCCGCTGGCAGAGCTACTTAGATTCCAAGATGGACCTTGCAGCCAATGTAGACACTATGCGCCCAGGAATCATCGTTACCCACGGGAGGAATCTTGCCGCTACGGATACTTACCTGAATGGCGGGAATGCTTGGGAAGCGTACATGTCCAAACCCGCAGGATATGCCTGCGTAGTGGTTGGCGAGACAGGCTATCTCGGTCTTGAATTTGTAGGAGCAAAGGAGCCAGTAGCAAGCGATGTCTAAGCGACCAATCAGAATTGCAGTCGGTATACCAACCATGCACGAGCGGGCTGGATGGGTCTGCCCTCACCTGTTCCAGTGGGCCACAGACCTTCCCTACACAGTTGGCGACCGTTACCAATTTACTATTACCAAACTTCATAACTTCATCCCAGCCGCCGCCGCTCGTAACTTCTTCTGCCGCCAGATGAAGGACTTGGAGCCCCGTCCTGATTGGCTGTTGATGATTGATAATGACATGGCCCCGCCAATGAACCTTTTGGACTGCGTACAGAACGCTCCGGAAGACGCCATGGTAGTAGTTCCTCAGTTTCAGATGTGGGATGAATCCAAACCTGCCATTAAGCTCTGCTGGGGGATGGATGATAGCGTTGCCCCACTAACCCAAGAGGGCAAGTTCTTTACGCTGGAATATGGTAAGTTCTACCCACTAACCAAGTGCGGAACTGGCGCTATCTTTATGAGGCCGGAACTGTTTGACAAGATAGACATGCCTTATTTCTGGTACACGATTAACCAGGATCAGGGCATGGAAGCGACTGAAGATATCAATTTCTCGCTAAAGGCGATAGCTGCCGGGTGCAAGATTTATGGCAACTCGTCTATCTCGGTTGGACACTATCACAATGTCAACCTGGATGTGTTAGCAAGGTTCTTTGTCCCAAGACCTCAACAAGAGGTTCCTGTTAGCAACTTAGGTATTGACAAAGAAGTAAAGGCATAGTACATAGGAATAGATTGGCCCGGAGTGTCCCTCCGCTTGGCAAGTCCTGCCATTCGGCCATAGCGCAAATAACGAGTCCCGTTATTAGCGGTTCCGAAGACAACACAATTTCGTAGCAAAGGACTTCCCAATGGCATATTCACCTGCCGGGAATGCTACAACTACAGCTGGTCTAAATCATTTAGCGACTGTCTGGTACAACAGGCGGGCGCTCGATCAGCTTAAAAAGCGTTTCCGGTTTTATAACGCCTGTGAGCCCGACATGGTTCCCCGGCGCAGTGGTAAGACGGTCCAGTGGTTCCGTTATACCCTGCTCGGTGCGAACACGACGCCTGCCGCTGAAGGTACGGTAGGAAACAGCAATACTCTCCAATCGACAACCATATCCGGAACAGTTTCCGAGTATGCGGACTTTATTACAGTTTCTACCCTTCTGGATGAGACGGCCATTGACCCTATCGTTCAGAATGCAGCCGAACAGCTGGGATACTCTGCCGGTCTGTCGGTTGACACGATCATCAAGGCTGAATTTGATACCAACTCCGGAGCAGTTCTTAGCCCTGGAACTCTGGGATCATTCGCAACCGTTGACGATCTCCGCCGCTCCAAGGCACTCCTCGAAGGTGCGGATGTTCGGCCAAAGGATGAGAAGTACTATTACGCCATCCTCCACCCGTACATCATCTTCGATATCAAGTCAGATTCCACCGCTGGCGGATTCATCGACTTGATGAAATGGGCGAAGCCTTCTGAGTTCCTCGAACCGAACAACTCGTTCGATGAGCCCGTGGGCATGATTGAGAACGTGAAGATTTGGGCCACTACCAACGTGACCACTTCCGGCTCAATCCCGAACGTTCTCTATAGCTGCTACGTTGTGGGTCGGGGCGCGGTGGGCGCGGTTGACCTGCAAGGCTCTGGACCTTCCAAGGTGGAAGACCCCAGCAAACAGCAGTTCCGAATCAACGTCATCCGAGGCGGGCCCCAGATTGCGGACCCCGCTGGCATGATTGGCGCAGCGGTTTCGTACCGTTACGTCTTCCTTGCTAAAACCCTTGACTCAACCAACTTCAGGTATCGCATCTTTAAAGCTGATGCGAGCTTGGTATAGGGAGGACATACAATGGCAAATTTTGGCGTGTTTCCTCTCTCTACCACACTGTTGAATGCCTCAGCCGTTACCACGTCCGGGACTAGCTCTAACTTCACGCTTCCCCTCGGCCAGTCGTATCGGTTCACGGTTGAATTGATTACTGCCTCTTCGACGGTGACGAACTTCAACCTTTCGCTGTTCTCCTCGTCTGATGGCGGGACTACCTACCACGGTATCCTTGCTTTCACGGCGTTGACGACAAGCGGGCAGGGCAACAGTGCATTGATCCGGCCTTATTTGGGAGTGGGTGACGTTGCAACCGTCATCAACGCCCCGATTCTCGGGTCTACCGACTATGCCTCTAACGTGCAGGTCGTTGCGAATGGCGGGTTTGATCCCCGTTTCGTAAAGGCTCGCTGGCAGGCAGTCACCACCGGAACCGTAACCTTCAACCTGAAGCTGGACGTTGTGGCTCAGGACTACAGCGACTAAGGAGAAACCAACCATGGCGAATGCTTCTACAGTTGATCGCGTAGTGGGTGGCAGCTCAGTCGCTCAGGGGGCGAAGGCTGCACCAACTATTACCCTTGTCACCACCACTGAAAAGCTGGTGCTTGACGCAACCGGGGCCACTGCGGTAGTGAACGCAGTTCCGCAGGGTGCTCTGACCTCAACCAACTTTGACGGGGCTCTTAACTTCAGGGTTAAGGCTACCTTCAAAACAACCACTGGTGGAACGTCCACGTCCGTTGTCAATATGTACGTGGGCAATTCCATTGTTTCTGGTAACAAAATCGCTAGCGTTACGTCCGGCTCACTGGCTACGGCTACGGCCTCGGGCTGGCTTGAAGCTTATGGCGTCTGGGACTCCGTTTCCACCAAGATTAGTGCTTTGCAGCATGGCATGTATCAAGGCGGAACGGCGGTCACGGAGGCAGCGGCTACCAACGCTTCGATTGTTGTTACCACTCTTGCCGGTTTGCAGTTTTGCATCTCGGCTACCAATGGCTCGTCTGTCACGGGTACGACTTTCACCTTGACCGACTTCCATCTTGACGTTTGGTAAATGCTCAGTAAAGACGAATTAACCCAGAAGCGCTGGCTGCAGGAAGAGGCGAAACAAGCCGCTTACGAACGCAGCCAGCGCGCCCTGGCCCAACACCTGAAGTCCAACCAAGTCACCCTTGAGGCTGATGCCGGTAGAGATATTACCGACGCTCAGGCCCAGATGGGCAAGGCATTACCGGCCTCGGCGGTGATTGGCAGGCTGAAGAAGTGCAATTCCCGTCTCGTCTTTGTGAAGCATCCACTCTATGAGTTGTACGGAATCTACCTCAAAGATTCAAAGGCTCCAAAGCTAGAGTTTAAGGGCGGGCACCATCAACCATTCCGGGGAACCCATATCTGCGGGATGGAATCAGGCATCAATCCAGAGTTCACCATCATTTACAAAAAGAAGATCAAGGTTCCCGACAAGGACCTAATCAACAACCCCGAACCTACCCGCGAAGTGAAATGGAAAGAGATTGAGACTTATGCGGACCAGAAGCGAGGATGGAGGACGGTGCTGATCCGGTTGCTACATGCCGGGTTAATCAATCAGGCGGACGTTCAGAAACACTTCGGCTGGGCGCCTTCGAAAGACTCTAAGAAGTGGGCGGACATGACAGCATGAGAGAAGAAATCAGGAAAGCACTCGAAGCCAGCGGGTTTGTGCCCGCAAAGGAAGAGGTCAAGAAAATGGCAGAACCACAGGGCGTCAACCTTTCTTTTGAGCAGTTGAAGGAACTTATCTCCTCGGCAGTGGCGGAGTCCCACAAGATGAACCCGCTGCAACAGAAGGAATATGACGACAAAATCAAGGCCGAGAAGCGTAAGGCCATGATGGTTGTCGAACTCGGCAAGGCCGAAGAGCAGGCCATGAATCTAAAGAAGCATGGCTGTTCACACTCCCGTCACGGCATGGGAGCAGGGAAGCTTGCAGGGCACGCTTGCGCCAAGGGTACCGGCGAATGGACTACCGGCGGGCAGGTTCACGGCGATGGCACGGCTACGATGGTCTGCACTCGCTGCAGTTATACATGGCACTGGCAACCGACTTCGCAGGAACGTGAATATATCGACAATTCCGGCATGTTGGGCATGGCCCCGCCAGTCGAATCGCGGTTAATCAAGGAACCAGTTTCTGAAGTCGTAGCTCACTAAATGGCCTACTCATTCCAGGACGCCCTCGACCTGGTGCAGCAGTTCGCCCACGGTATCCCCGTCAACCAGACACTGACTAGCGGGAATACCGTTGGACAAGTTGCCTGCGACGTGGTTAACCAGATGATGTGGCGATTCTACCCGTGGTCTTGGTCTATTGCCACATTTACGCCGATTACCACGGTTGACGGGGTTCAGGATTACAACGTCACCAACAATGACGTATTACGGCCCCTGCGGGTCCAACTTGTGCGGACAGACATAACACCCAATGAATCTCGGGAGTTGTCCTTGTTAGCCAATCTCTCCGTTGAGTTTACTCGCAAGGGCGGACTAGAAACAAATACGAATGCCGGGTATTACGCCTCGGGTCCGTTCATTCGACTAATGTATGCCGCCTCGGTAGGTACGGGGCAAGTTCTTCAAATCCAAGGGCAGTACCAAAAAATCTCCCCGACGCTCACGACTCTAGCTACCACCGTTCCATTTACGGATCGTTACTTTAACGTCTTCGTAGAGGGTCTGAAGTGGAAGATTTACCAATTGGGCGACGATCCCAGAGCGGGAACTATGCAGTACTCAAAGAACGGTTCCATGCAGAGAGGCTACACAGGACAGCTCGGATTATTCATGGATACGCTTCTGGAAATGGCTCGCACGGAAGACCTACAGGCGGGCGACGAGTTCAGCTTCCCAGAGAATCCTCTGGGCGTGGGTCGAAACTACTGGCCAGGTTTATATGGCGTCTAATCAACAAGTTGCGCGGACTTGTTGTAGATGTAAGTGCAGGAATGCGGAGGCAGACCGCAGTCTTTGCAAGGATTGCGTTTACTACCAAGCGCGAGCTTCGAAGAAATACCACCTTAAAGTCCGCATGGATGCCTTCAACGCTTATGGCGGACCACAATGCAACTGCTGCTCAACGCTGGTCAATGAGTTTCTGACAATCGACCACATCAACAATGATGGCGCGGCCCACAAACGAGAGATTGGCGGAGGCGGCATCAAACTATATCTCTGGCTTAAGCGCAAGGGTTACCCGCCTGGCTTCCAGGTTCTCTGCATGAACTGCAACTTTGCTAAGGGCAAGTATGGACTTTGCCCGCACCAACTGTAATGCCCTCCGATCAGCAAATATCCCATCGCGTTGTCAGAAACGCGGCCCTTCCTTATGTCTCTAACCTGTCTCCGACAGCAACGGACACGTGTTACATCCCAGGGTCTACGGACTTACTTACTAGCATTGATGGGACAGCAAAACGCAGGCCGGGATTCGCGGCAACTCCAGAGGGCACGCCCACCACGTTCAACAATCCGCAGCGTACCTTCACATGGAACCGCACGGATGGGTCGTTTTTTCTGATGATTAACGATACTGGGGCGGGTGGATCGTCGGTCTACAAGTTCCAGTTTGGGGTAGATACTTCAGCATCCCTAGTCTTCAACGACGCGGGTAGCTCTACTCCATTTGACTTCACGTTCTCAAACAATACGCTCTACTTCTCAAATGGACACGTTGCAAAGGCTTGGGACCCGGTGAACGGAGTGCGGAACTGGGGAATTGCCATTGGTGATGTCAATACGTCCATCGGACCCAACACCGCCGGGAATGGAGTCAATCAGGGCACGGGGGTCGCGTGGACGAATCCCAACAATGTCACCAGCGCGGTGTCGGACGCAACGATTACCCTAGCAGCATCGCAGCTATCTCAGAACCTGCAAGCCACGCAGTTCGGCTTCGCAGTTCCGACAGCAGACACGATTACCGGAATCTCGGTAACGTCTACGTTCTCGGATACTAACAACATCCGCCTGATCGCCCAATTGCTTAAATCAGGTGTTCCTGTTGGCAATACGGAGTTGAGTTCTACTGGCAGCTTTGGCGGCTCCGCTGACTTGTGGGGCACTACATGGACGCCGAACGACATCAACCAAACTACCTTTGGCGTACAGTTTTCAGCGGGTGGGGGGCTAACTGGTACAACCATCCATCTGAGGAATGTACGGATCACAATCTTTGGCCTGGGGGG